TGATTGTGGCGATCTTCAAAGCACTGTTCATAAGTTGTGTATCCATACTTGTCTTTGAGCGCAGCATAGATAAACTTTTCAGCACAGAAGTCAGAACTAGAACGAAAACTGTAGTCAAACTCTTCACGTAGGATATCGCATACAGTGTCTTTGCCGTGACGAGCGTTGCCGATAATCAGCAGCTTAGGCAGTAGGGGCTTTTGTGTAGTAGAAGTTTGAAAAATGTTCATTTTAGTTCAGTTACTTTGAGGTGGCGCAGAGTGTTTTGTAGCATGCCAATTTGGCGTCTACAATCTTCCAAGGCATGGTGACTTGTGGGAGGAATGGGCTGATCGGGCCAGAGGCTAAACACCGTACGACTATCCCGAACCATGTAGTATTTCCAGGGCAAAGGCTTTCGATAGCTTTTGTAAGCATGCTCTAGAATGTTCATGTCGTATGTAGGACCTTGTGCCCAGATCAGCTTGGAGTGCCAAATCAGCTTGCCCAATTCGTCTAGTGCTTGATCTAGTGGAATACGACCTTCTTCGTTGAACGCTTCGTCCCGCACGATAGCGGGCTGTGTGGCCCACCAATCAATTGTACCTTGGTCAATTGCCCTGTCGGGCTGGCTTTCAAGCGTAACCCTAGCATAGTAGGATTGCTCATAGTGACCATGCCCAAACGGATCAAACGCCTGAGCAGCTATGGTGAGAATACAGGTGTCTGGGCCAGTTGCTAGCCCTTCTAGGTCGATCATTAGGTGTGCCATAAATAAAGCATGGATTATTCTAAAGTTTATTATAGCATTATTGAGCGAGCCAAGTCAAGACCTCTGCCGCCGATTGTAGAAGTGCATCATATAATTCCAAAATCTCTAGGAGGCTCAAATAAAAAAGAAAATTTAGTCGAGCTCACGCCTAAAGAACATTTTGTTTGCCACTTGCTTCTTACCAAAATGCATACTGGACAAGCCAAACAAAAAATGGTGTATGCTATTTGGGCTATCATGAATCTTTGCAACAACCATCAATACAGAAAAAAAGTTAAGGGTCGAATTTACGAATCAATGAAAATTGAATTTGTAAAAGAACAACAGTCTGTTAGAGGGACGGATCATCCTCATTATGGCAAGAAACGACCGGATAGGACGTCTGAGTCCTTTACTGCCGAATGGAAAGCAAATATATCTGCTGCCAAAAAAGGCAAACCAACTTGGAACAAAGGCATTACTCACAGTGACGAAACCAAGGCGTTACAATCACAACTTGCTAAAAATCGCCCAGTGCAAGAGTGTCCTCATTGTAAAAAACTAGTCGCTGGGCCATCTAATTTTGCTAGATGGCATGGCAACAATTGCAAGTCAATTAGCCAATGACCCAAGTTAGAGGTTGTGAGCCATCCATATAGTTCTTGAGTTGGTCTTCAAGGGCTGTCATTGCTTCTTTGGCTTCGGTTTTCATTGCGGCACCGTTGAGTGTGCCACCACCTTGTGGACCAGCAATGGTTCCAAACTTCTCACGAGCTTCACCAATGATCATTTTACAGTTGGCTACCATGTAGTCTTTGATCCACTGGCTAATTTGGAAGTCGCTCAGCAGGTTAATTTCGGGCTTGAGGTTGTAGGTCCACAGCAGAACATTTTCGCCGGTGCCTCTTGGATCGCGCACCAGCTGGAGTTTCTTGGTTACAGGGTTAAAGGTATAGTTCATGTAAGCGCCGAACATACGTCCAGCAAGCTCAACATATTGGCTGTAGAAATCGTAGGTAGCAAGGCCGCCACTTACGTTGAAGTTCATGAGATACACGTTCAGCGATGCTTGAGCAAATGGGTCAAAGTTTGACGCAAATGGGCCAGTGGAATCACCGAAAGTTCTACGGAAAATTTGTCTTACAGTAACAACTTCTTGTGGTAGCTGATAGATGTTTACGTCACGTACCAACTCCATGAAGCTGTAGCTTTCTTCGTAGGCGTTTTGGGCACGTTGACGATAAGTGCCAATGGTTTTTTGGTATGCTGATTCGTAGTGCGCAGGATCCAACTCGATGTCTACAATATCACCGCCGAGTTGGAGCCTTACATAATCGTTAAGGTTTTGTTTTAGTACGTCAAGACTGTTTTGTTGCTGTTCTGCCATGGGGAACTCCGTCCCCATTATTTACCAGCTCTTGAGGATCACAATGTTCTCAGTGCCACGCCCATTGAACTGAGTTTCAGTGGTTGTAAGCTCTTTGAACAACTTGCGAGCCGATGGCTTGCCTGCGGCGCTGAGTGCTTTCAGCGTTTCGGCTGGCTTGCGCACAGTCTTTTGAACAGTTTCTGTGGGGTTGAATCCCACAATAGCATTGTTCTTGACTGTAAACACTTTGGCATACTCGTCAGCTACAACGTGGATCAGCTTGCGCTTTTTAGTGTCATACAACCAGGCTTCTGATTTATCCACTAGCTGTGCAGCCGGCAAACTCTTGAGCTTGAGCTCAGCAAATTCGGCACAGAACTTGAACTTAGCAGCCTTTTTCTCTGGACTCACAGGCTTGACCTTGCGTGGTTTGCGTTCCACTTTCTTGATCTGCACATACGAGCCACAGTCAGCCAACACAAGCTCGCAGAACTTCACACAGTTCTTGAGTTGAGTTTTGGTCATGTAGTCATAGGCTTTGACCAAGTCAGCGTCTTTACCTGCCACAGCTTCTTCAAACTCGGCCATTTTGCGAGTCCAAGTGTCTTTGATTATGGAAATCATTTGCGGAGCAATGTTCATACTACGCATCAGACTCACAGGTTTGTAGTCAGCATTGAGCTTGGCACCCGATGCCACAAACTCGTCAAACAAGCCGTCAAGCTCTCCTAAGCACTCTGAAACTTTTTCACGCAGGCGATCCTGGATTGTGGTTTTGGGCACTTCGGGTTCGGCTGTTGCTGTTTCAACTCGGGGAGCGTCTTTGATTGCCAGCGTTTCGGCAATCATATTGTCCAATTGGATCTGCTCGTGTTCGTTGAGCTGTAGTCCCATCATGCTCATGCGAGCCAGCCAGCCAGTTGTAAGTCGAACCTGGCTGTCGCTCAGGCTACGAATCTTTTTAGCGTCCTTGGCACGATCATTGATATCCAAGTACATTGCCACAAAGTCCTTGGCTTCTTTTTTGCCGTAGAAGTAGTTGTACCAATTGAACGCACGAGTAAGTTCAGCAAAACGGTTTTCTGTAGGCTGTTTGCGCCACAGTGGTTCCTCGCCTACGTATTTGGTGTCGGGACTGCGGGGATTTAGGGGTTTGAGTGAAACTTTCATGCTGGCTCCTTTGTGGATATTTTGTAATTATAGCACTTGCCCAATTTATGGTCAACCACTAACTAAATAGTATTACCATGCCACGTTTAAGTTTATACCGTCCAAATCGCACCCGCGATTACCAATTTATTGATCGCACGATCAACGAAATGTACACCGTAGGTGGCGTGGATATCTACGTTCACAAATACATGGGACCGCAAACTGGGGAAGTTAACCAAAATCCCGATGCTACCCAACCTGTATACGAAAACCAAAGTCCGCTGAACATCCAAGACTTGCTGTTGCTAGAAAACAGAGATCGCATATACGACCAAGATGTGTATGTCATGCGAGGTGTTTTTCAATCACAAGATATCGACTTTGATCTAAGCCAATTCGGTTTGTTCCTGAACAACGATACCTTGTTCATTACATTTCACTTTAACCGAATGATTGACGAGTTTGGACGCAAGCTTATGAGCGGCGATGTACTCGAGATTCCCACCCTCAAAGACTACTATCCGCTGAACTCAAATATTCCCGAAGCTTTGCCCAAGTATTATGTAATTCAAGATGCTGCGTTTGCTGCCGAAGGTTTCAGCCAAACATGGTTGCCGCACCTATGGCGTGTAAAAGCCACGCCGCTGACCAATGCACAAGAATACAAAGACATTCTTAAAAAGCCCATGGTCAACGACACTGCGTGGGACCCAGACAACTTCTATCCTGCAGGATCTATTGTAAATCAAAATGGTAATTACTACCAGGCATCGCAAAACGTTCCAGCAGGCACAGATATTTCCAATAGTGCTTACTGGACTGAGTACAACCCGTTGACTCAAAGCGATATAATGTCAACTCGAACCAAGGATCAGGAAATCAACGATGCTATCCTAGCACAAGCTGATGCCGAAGTTCCGTTGTCTGGTTACGATGTCAACAAGTTCTTTATTACACCTACATTGGAATCCACAGGGCAACCTGCTAACCCAGTGGGCCTAGACGGCAGCTCAATGACCACTGTAGACGGAACCGAAGGTGGCATGAACGGGACTCCAAGAAGTTTTGGTTATACCATGGGCTACTTAACCGGCGACGGACAAGCACCCAACGGCGACCCAGTTACTCCCGGTGTTGCTTTCCCAAGCAGTCCTGTGTCCGGAGATTACTGTCTGCGACTTGACTATCGTCCCAATAGATTGTTTCGATACGACGGAGCTCGTTGGGTACGAATTCAAGACAACGTTCGCACAGATCTCAACAACGGTCCAAGTAATAAGACACTGAGATCAAGCTTTGTAAATAACACAGCTGAGGTCCAGACCACAGATCGTGGATTGATCCCAAGTCGTCAAAGTCTCAGCGAAATTCTCAAGCCACAGGCTGACAACGGCGGTTAACACATGCAGCAATTTTTTTACGACGATCAAATTCGTCGATTCTTACTTCAGTTCACTAGGATCTTTTCTGGGTTCCAAGTTGAGTATGGGCGCGATCCCAACAATCCCGACGAGTACGCACTGTTACGAGTACCTGTTCGTTACGGAGATGCTAGTCGCAACGCTCAAACAATCATACAAGAAAACTCTGCCAACAGTTTGCCGGCTACCCCGCTGATGACTTTTTACATCACTGGTCTAGACTACGATCGCCCAAGGATGCAAGAACCGTATTTTGTCAGCAAGTTTGCTGTGAAGCAACGTACCTACGACACAGCCACTGACACCTACGAGACTACCCAAGGCAATGCTTTTACCATTGAACGACTGATGCCTGTGCCTTACAAAATGACCATTAACTTGGACATTTGGACTTCAAACACAAATCAAAAGTTTCAGTTGTTTGAGCAGATTTCTACACTGTTCAATCCAGCACTGGAAATTCAAAGCACAGACAACTACATTGACTGGACGTCATTGAGTGTTGTTGAACTAGAACGTGTGAATTGGAGCTCTAGGACTATTCCACAGGGCACAGATAACCCCATTGACATTATGACTTTGACTTTTGGTATCCCTATTTGGATTTCCAGCCCTGCCAAAGTCAAGAAGCTGGGTGTCATTGAACGCATTATTGCCGGCATTTATGACGGAACCGGAGATCTCAAGGATGCTATTACCAACAGTGATCTGTTGCTAGGCACACGCCAGGCCATCACTCCGTTTAATTACAAGATTGTTGTAATCGGAAACACCATTCAAATATTGCAAGAGCGAGAAATTGTAGATCAGAGCAACGACAGTTTGGCACCGCCTGATATTGTAAGTGACAGCGGGCTGACATGGCCCGCTGTGATTGGAATGTATGGTGCTTTAAGACCGGGCGTTAGTCAGATTCGGCTGGACCAAGTCGACGGCAGCGAAGTAATTGGTACCATTGTAGTTGACCCCAACGACGAAAGATTTGTGTTGTTCACTGTGGACGAAGACACTGTTCCGCAGAATACAATGTCGCCAGTGAATGCTGTTGTTAATCCGTTGACCAGCGCACCCGGAATAGGCTTGCCTGCTGCGGTTGCTGGACAAAGATATTTGCTCACCGAAGGTACAGGTGATAGCAACAACCAATATCCTGCTCCAGCATGGTTAGGTCCAGCAAATAGACAACTGGTTGCAAGAGCCAACGACGTAATAGAATTCAACGGACTGTGGTGGGATGTTACCTTTAATGCTGACTACGAAACAGATATCCAGTATATTACTAACTTAACCACTGGTATACAGTACGAATGGACAGGACAAGGATGGATCAAAAGCTACCAAGGAATATATCCAGGCGGAAATTGGAGACTGGTCCTGTAAATGCGGTTGGCGTTTGGTTTTTAAGTAACCAAACACACCGATATCTTTACCTACTACGCAACGATGCCAAACACCCAGGAACCTGGGGGTTGCCTGGTGGGAAAATCGAAGCAGGCGAGACCCTGCTGGGTGGCATGGAACGAGAATGCACAGAAGAGCTTGGTAGTTTTCCTGCATACCAAAAACTTGTACCAATCGAAAAGTTTACTTCTTCCGACGACAAATTTGTGTACCATACTTTTGTTTGTGTAGTAGACACAGAATTTGTTCCTGTTCTCAATCACGAACACCTTGGATATGCTTGGATGGACTCTGGGCACTGGCCTAAACCTTTGCACCCAGGACTGTGGAGTACCGTTAACATGGACACAGTACAAAACAAAATCCTGCGGGTTACGCAGGATTTAGTAGATTCCAAATAACCTAGCTATTAAGCTTGCGATTCTTGGAATTGCAGCTGAATTTCTCCGACTGGGTTCGACGTTGTTCCCAAAGCTGTAATCTGGATAGCTAGTACTTCTGGACCATCAGGGTACACGCCTGTGCCAGGCACAGCACTAGTACCAATCTGTTTGATTGTGCTTAGGTCCAGCATGTTGTTTGTGCCACTTTGGACTGGAATAGCAAACAGTCGTTCGCCACCTGTGATTTCAGTGGTAACCGCAGCAACTGTTAGGTTCAAGTCGTTGGTTGGTGTAGATCCACCTAGTGCATTACCTAACACTTTGAGTGTATCGCCTACTGCATATCCCGAACCAGGGTTCTGTACTGTGATTTGTACTGTGGTATCGTTGTAGGTTGTACCAGTCTTTGTCAGCTGAACTGTGATGTTAGCATTAGCTCCTGAACTTGATACGTTAGTAGGAGTAATATTAGCATAGGTTCTAGCACTAGAGAATGTTACTTTGGTACCACTCTTAGCAAAGCCGCCAGTGGTTCCGTAAGGGCTGCTTGTTACACCGCCTGTGGTTTCGTCAGTGTAGGTAGGCGCTGTAGTAAACTGACTGAAGCTAGGCTGGAAGCCACCACCTGTATTGTTCAACCCTGCCCAAACCGTATTGGCAGCGTTGATGTTGCT